GAATAGATCCTAGTGTAAGTAATATAATGGATATTTTTCTTTTAACAAGAACCTACGATACCGAATTTAGAAAGTATATATCAGGAGCTATCCCCCAACCTGAAGTACCAACCAGTGACGCATTGAGAATAGCGTTTGGTAAACAGTTGAATTTAATTAAATCTATTAGTGATGAATTAATTTATCATCCTGTAAATTACAAAATTTTATTCGGTAGTACAGCTGATCCTAAATTGCAGGCACAATTTAAAGTGGTTAAAAATCCGTATAAAACAATCAACGACAATGATCTAAAGGTGAGAATAGTCTCAGCAATCAACAGCTTCTTTGATATTAATAATTGGGATTTCGGAGATAGATTTTATCTAGGTGAATTAATTACATACATTACCAATGAAGTTGCTCCGGATGTCAGTAATCTTGTGATTGTACCTAGACAACCAGATCAATCATTTGGTAGTTTATTTGAAATACAAAGTCAACCAGAAGAAATTTTTATTAGCGGTGCAACCGTAGACGATATAGTAATTGTCACCGCAATTACCGCGGTTGAAATACGTGCAGAAGTGGCATCTATAGTAAACTCAACACAATAAGATTATGGCAAAAGATATTTTCCCTCAAAGTCAGTTACCTATTCGCAGAACTGTAGAACTTCTCCCAGAAGTCTTTCAAACCGAAACCAATGCAAAATTTATGTCTGCAGTGGTTGATCCGTTGGTTCAACCTGGTACATTATCTAAAACAGTTGGTTATGTAGGTCGTAGATATGGTAAAACTTATAATGGTTCGGATGTATATCTGGACACAGATACAACCCTTAGAAGTAGATATCAACTAGAACCAGGTGTCACAGTCAAAGAAAAAGATAAAGTAGAAAATTTTTATGATTATATTGATTTTAAAAATCAATTGAAGTTTTTTGGTAACAATCTAGAAAGAGATGATTTAATTACAGATCAGGATCATTATTCTTGGACTCCGCCAATTGACTGGGACAAGTTTGTAAATTTCCGTGAATACTACTGGGTACCAGATGGTCCCCCGCCTGTTACTATATTTGGTCAACGGCAGGCTATAACCAGTACATATAGAGTAAGATTAGGAGTAGGTTCATCATGGATATTTTTTCCGGATGGCCTATCGTTAAATCCTACCCTCACACTATATAGAGGACAAACATACAAGTTTCAAGTCAATGCACCGGGCGAAGGGTTTGTTATTAAAACAGCCTATGATACTGGGTCATTGATTTACAAACCCTACCTACCATATCAACAAGGTCAATTTGCTGTATTCAACAACAAGTTATGGAAAGCCAAAACTTTTATTGCGGTCACTGATGGCAGCACCATAGATGAAGATAGTCAAGACTGGGAGTATGTCGAAGACGCTAGTCAGGCTACTGCATTGGATTATAATATAGGAATCACCGGACAAGGAGCAACCAACGGCACATTAACTTTTACTGTACCGTTTGATGCACCCGATGTGCTGTTTTATCAAAGTAGCACAGACATTGATAGATTCGGCAGATTCATTATTGCAGACATTGAATCAAATACCAAAATTGATATCACTAATGAAGTTATCGGTAAAACCACATATGTTAGTAGCAACGGCATTACGTTTACTAACGGTATGAAAGTTCGATTTTCTGGTTTAGTAATACCTACAAAATATTCCACAGACACCTGGATAATAGAGGGTGTTGGAGAATCTATTAAATTAATAAGATTTCAAGATTTATCCCCTCCGACTCTTAGTACATCGAGTTTAGAAGTATTGTTTGACGACGGCGGATTCGACACAGAGCCCTTCGATGATGCAGCTACATATCCAGAATCAAAAGACTATATTACAATTAATAGAGCCAGCCAAGATTCAAATCCTTGGAGCAGATACAACAGATGGTTTCATAGATCAGTTCTAGAACAGGCACATAGCTTTAACAATAGCGAGTTTGATTCGATCGAAACAGCTCGAGCCAAGAGACCTATTATTGAATTTTCTTCAAATCTGCAGTTATTCAATCATGGTAGTCTAGCAAAAACTCCAGTTGATTTTATTGACACTTTTACCGCCGATGTATTTTCAACCATAGAAGGCAGCCTTGGTTACAACGTTGACGGTGAAGAATTATTTAATGGTGCTAGATTATTGGTCACAGCAGATACCGATACATTAGCCAACAATAGAATTTACACAGTAAATTTTATAACTCATAATAATCGCAGACAAATTAATTTGGTAGAAACTACTGACGCAAATTCTACCATCGGTGACGGAGTGTTTGTTAGACGAGGTCTACTAAACAAAGGAATAATGTACCACTTTAACGGTACATCTTGGGTGCCTAGTCAAAAGAAAACAGCAGTAAATCAAAGTCCGTTATTTGATGTATTCGACGATAACGGTGTTAGTTACGGAGACATGGATACATATCCTGTTAGCAGCTTCTTAGGAACCAAACTAGTAAGTTATAAAGTTGGAAACAGTATTGTTGATACTGAATTAGGATTTAGCTTAAGTTACCTAAATATCAACAATGTAGGAGATATTGAATTTAATTTTGACTGGGAGATAGATTCATTTGATTATCATTCTAGTAAAGAAGTATTTTTTAAAACCATAAGACAGGGATATTATAAATTTAATAATACAGGAAGTTATGCTAACGGATGGATTAAAACCGACCGAGACTATCTACAACCAATAATTTATAGCACCACGGTAACCGAAGCTTCAACACAAATTGTCAGCGATGGAATCAAATGGGCAAATGTCCAAGACAGTGAAATTTCTAAAATTTTAATCTACATCAATGGAATAAAATATTCTGGAAACTACACTAGAAATCAGAATATTTTTACGTTTCCTGACAGTCTTAAAATAAATGACATTGTTACCGTTAAAGTTTTTGCAGATGCAGATCCCGATCTAGGATATTATGAGATTCCGGTAGGACTTGAAAAAAATCCCTTAAACGATGAAGTAAAAACATTTACTCTAGGACAGGCTGTTGATCATGTTTCAACAGCAGTAGATCTATTCGATCAATTCAGTGGGTCATATCCAGGATTAAGTAATCTAAGAGATATCACAGGTTATCAAAATCTTTCAAGAAGATTTTTAAAACACTCGGGAATTACACCCACAGCAATAATGTTACTGTGCGATAAACACGTAAACATTATTAAATCTATCCAGTACGCAAAAAAATCTTACACAGAATTTAAAAATAACTTTATTAAATTTGCTGAAACTGCCACATACAATCTAGATCCTGTTGAATTTGTTGATGAAATTTTGGCCATTATGTCCAAAGTTAAAACGCAAAAAGATGCGTTTGCAGATTCTGATATGGTAGGCAGCGGCGCATACAATCTTAAAGAATACGTTGTAGAAGATACTGGAATTATTACCTTTGCATTGAGTCAAAAATTTAATTTAACCGAATTAAGTAGAACCGCAGTTTATATCTATATAAACAATGTGCAGTTGATTCACGGTGTTGATTATACATTTAATGATACGTTTGGATTTGTTAGTATATCCAAAACACTAACAGAAGGGGATGTTATTCAAATAAAAGAATATGTTTCTTCAAGTTTCTGTTTTATTCCGCCAACCCCTTCAAAGTTGGGGTTATATAAAACTTACATACCGTCTTTGTTTTTAGATGATACCTACGTAACTCCTATTAATGTCATTCAAGGTCACGATGGTAGTATCACAGTAGCCTACGGTGATTTTAGAGATGATGTATTATTAGAATTAGAAAAACGCATCTACAACAACATCAAACAAGAATATACAGAAGAGTTGTTTAGCCAAGATAATATTCTTGGAGGATACTACGGATCATCTACATATACTAAACAAGAATTAGACAGCGTGATCAGTTCTGAATTTCTAAGATGGTTTTCTGAAACAAATGTAGATTATCTAACTAACACCTTTTTTGACAGTGAAGATTCTTTTACCTACACTTATTCAAATATGGGAGACCCGACCGGTCAGTTAAATTTGCCCGGATGGTGGAGAGGAGTTTATACTTGGTTATACGATACTGATAGACCACATCGTTGTCCCTGGGAAATGTTGGGATTTAGTCAACAACCTAGTTGGTGGGAAGACCAATACGGAGCAGCCCCATATACAAGTAATAATTTACTATTGTGGGAAGATCTAGCTGGCGGCATAATTCGTCAAGGATCTCGTGCAGGAATTTATGATAGATATAAAAGAGCTACACTACTAAATCATATTCCTGTAGACGGTGACGGCAACCTGTTAAGCCCATTTGATTCTGGAGCAGCTACTAATTTTGTTTTGTACAACAACAAAGGAACATTTAAATTTGGCGACCAAGCCCCAGTAGAATATGCATGGCGCAGTAGCAGCGACTATCCATTTGTTATTATACTGGCTCTATGTCTAATGAGACCTTACGAATTTATCATTGAAACTTTTGATAAATCTAGAATAAAAGTCAACAAAATTGGCCAGACGGTTAATAAAAATACAAATTTATTTTTTAAAAATTCAGACATTATTATTCCAACATCTGGAGGCAATCAAACTTCCGGCCTTGTAAATTATGTTGTAGATTACTTAAGATCGAGAGGATTAACTGAATCAGTTCTGCAAAAGAAAGTAGACAATTTAGATGTTAATTTGTCCACAAGATTAAGTGGATTTGTAGATCAAAGTCAACAAAAATATATTTTAGATAGTAAGAATCCCAGCGCCAGTACTAGCAATATTTTTCTTCCTCAAGAAAATTATGACATTAATTTTAATATTAGCTCACCAATTTCTAGCCCAAGTTACAGTGCATTGGTAATTGAAAAATTAGCCAGCGGCTTCAAACTTTTTGGTTATGACATCAGCGAACCTTATTTTAAATATTTTGAAGCTGTCAAAAGCGCCAATGATCCTTTGCTGTCAGTTGGCGGCGTGAGTGAAAATTTTATCGATTGGGAAGCCAACAAGATTTTTGGTAATGGAACAATAATTAGAGTATCTGATATTTTTTACAGATGTATTAAATCACACACAAGTGGCATAGAATTTGACGCACAATTTTGGCAAAGAATCGCAAAATTACCGTTAGTAGGTGCAGTAGAAGTTTTTAGAAGAAGAACGGTAAACAGTGCCGCAGTAAATGAATTACCTTACGGCACAGTATTTGCATCTCTACAAGACATAGCAGATTTTATTATAGGTTATGATGCATATTTGCAATCACAGGGATTTGAGTTTACTGGCTACGACGGAAATCTAGAATCAGCTAAAGATTGGATAACGTCAATTAAAGAATTATTGTTTTGGTCCAAGCATAAATGGGCCGAAAGTTCATTAATCACGTTAAGTCCCGCTGCTGCAAAAATTGAGTTGAACATTGATATTGGTGTTGCAGACAATCTTCTTGATAGCTTTTATGATTATAATATTTTAAAAGTTGATGGAACTATTCTTCCTGTGGAATTTATTAATGTAAACAGAGAGTTTAAAAAATTAACAGTAGATGTTGTCAACGACTCCGACGGCATATACTTCTTTAGATGTTATTTTGTTTTAAAAGAACATGTAACAATTTTTGATGATCGCACAGTGTTCAATGATGTTATCTATGACAAACCAACCGGCTATCGTCAAGAGCGTATCAAGAGTCGCGGATTCCGCACAGTAGACTGGGACGGTGATTATACTAGTCCTGGATTCTTGTTTGACAACGTTAATATACAGATCTGGCAACCTTTTACTGATTATAAACTAGGTGACATTGTCAATTACAAATCTTACAATTGGACTAGTCTAGTAAATCAACAAGGATCAGACCAATTCAAAGACAGCAATTGGACCAAATTAGACACAACTCCTGCTAAAGGCCTGATCAGCAATTTTGATGTTAGAGTCAGCCAGTTTGAAGATTATTACAACGTGGATGCTGACGGTGCAGGTGCTAGTCAGCGTGAGCTAGCAAGACACCTTATAGGATATCAAACTAGAGAATATTTGCAGAATCTTGCAGAAGATAATGTCACGCAATTTAAATTGTATCAAGGTTTCATTAGAGAGAAAGGTACAGCTAACGCTGTGGTCAAAGTTTTTGACAAGCTCAGCAGAATCACTGCCGACAGCATTGTGCTAGATGAAGAATGGGCATTTAATGTTGGTAGATTGGGAGGTCTAGATCAACTTAATGAAATAGAATTTGAAATTGTTAAAGACAATCTGTTGGTAAATCCACAGGCCATAGTTGTTACAAATGGACCAATTGATAAAAATTCATTAGACAAATATCTAAGAGTAAATCAAACTAACTTTACTAGGTCTCTAATTCCTTACAGTGTTAATATCAATCCTTTGACCAAGTATCAAGGAATTACAAGAAATGCTGGATATGTAAAAACAGATCAAATAGAATTATTTGTAAAATCAAGAGAAGAAATATTATCACTAGATATTTCATCTCTAGTTGAAAATTCTCACATATGGGTTACTTTCGATAATGCATCTTGGACAGTTTTGAGATTTAATCTCTCTACTGCTCTAACAATTGAAGACATCGTCAAAAATTCCGGCACAAACATAGTCACTGTTACTGTAAGTCAAAAACACGGACTTGCTGTGGATGAAATTGTAGGCATAAAAGACATTGAAAATTTTACTGGATTTTACAAAGTTGTAGCTGTCACTGATTATACCTTTGCTGTTCAAGCTGCCGCTGGACCTACGCCAGCTGCTCCAGACATCAGTTCCATACAATACAACATATATCTGTTGACTCAATCTCGATTTAATTCTTATCAGGATATTGGAGATCAAACCGCTGCCCTGTTAAAGCAAGGGTCAAAATTATGGATCGACAATGCCGACGCAACAGTGGGCAATTGGGAAGTTGTTGAAAAACAAAGACTGTACGCTGAAAAAATCATTACTAATTTTGGTGCCACGGATCCTAGAAATACAGGAAGAGCTGTGGTATATGCTGCCAACCTTAAACAGGTTATCACAGGTATACCATCTGCCAACTCCGTAATGGTGTACTCGGAAACTGCTACAGGTTTATCTGTAAAAGAAATACTACAGCCAGAGACCGGATTTACAAATACAACGGCAAATAGTTTTGGAGATGCTATTGCTATTAGTCCTGATAATGTTTGGTTGGCAGTAGGAGCTCCCTTAGCTTCCGGAGTACCTAGTAGATTCAAAGGAATTTACGAAGACACTTACTCGTACATTGCCGGCGATATAGTGTTGCAAAATGGAAAATTATGGGAAGCCACTAACGATCAACAACCTGGTGATGGCAGCACCAACACTCTCAACACGTTGTCTGAAGATTTTAGAAATGACGATTGGAAACTTGTTGATATAGTCTATGCCAATGCATCAGGATCTCTAGGACCAGTAAATCAAGGTTTAGTGATTCTGTACAAACGAAAAAATAATGCATGGGAATTGCAACATACAATTCTTAGTCCCCGAATTGAAGCGAATGAAAAATTTGGATTCAGCATATCTATTGGAGTTTCTGGAGCAAATTACTACATGTCGATCTCTGCTCCAGGATCTCTCAATAATCTAGGCAGGGTATATCTTTACAAATACACAGGTACAACAGCAGGATCAACTACACAGATTCTTACATTTAATGGCACTAGTGCTGTAAATTATGTAGTGAATACAATTACATTTTCAAGAAATCATAATTATGTCACCGGTCAACTTGTAAGATATCTCAATGGCACATATGCCGGAGATGATAAATCTCTAGCAACATCGCCGCCGCCACCTGAAGATTACACCATTTTGTATGTAATAAGAATTACAGACACTGTCATACAATTAGCAACTTCAGTAGTAAACGCTACAACTGGAACAGAAATTGACCTCAAAGATTTTGGTATAGATGATTCAAGTTCTCATACTTTAATCAGTACAGCCACTGTTGGTTGGAAACAAATGGGAGATCCTGAATACAGAGGATTGTATTCCAACAGTGCTAGTTCTATTTACAGTCAAGGATCCAAAGTTTGGTATGAAGGAAAAATATATCAGGCACTAGAAGACACCTACGGTGATGGAACATCGCTTGATTTATCTACCAGTAATTCTTGGCAAGTGTTAGATGAGTCTGTAACTGAAGTTTCGCTGCCATCAAACATTGCTTTGATCGACAGCGGAAATATACAGCCGATTTTTCAAGACAGTTCTACAGCTATTCTAGGATCAGTATATCCTTTAGTCACAGCCGGCAATTTTATAGTAGGCGAAATTTACACTATTGAAGATTACGGAACTACAAATTTTGAAATTATAGGTAGTAATCCTGCAGCCGGAGACGGCCTAACATTCAAAGCTACTGGAGTTGGTTCCGGTACAGGTACAGCCAGATGGATATCCTATCAGTTTGCAGAATTAATTAAAGCCGGCGATATGTTTGGTCAAAGCCAAGCCATGAGTCGAGATGGCAGTATTTTAGTAGTCGGAGCCCCTGAAAGTGACGGAATATACATTGCTAATTACAAAGGTTTGTGGACAAATTATCAAACATACTACGAAGATGATGTAGTAAAATATTTTGGAAATTATTATAGATTAGTTGATTACAATCCTATTACAGGCGGCGAAGCAGATTCGTCTGAAGATTCTACTTATATTACAACTAGCAAAAATGATATTCCTACAAGCAGCAGTCCTCAAGGCCCGTGGACTCTTGTTAGTTCTGAAATTTCTCTTCCTTCCGGAAAGATTTTTATCTACAAAAGAAATTCCAGCGACGTCTACGAACTAGCTCAAACAATTACTGCTGGTTCGCTAACTGAAATTAGTGATGTGTCGACTATTGACAATCTAAACACCGGAGACAAATTTGGAGCAGCAGTAGACATTGATTATAACGGCACCACAATTATTGCCAGCAGTCCGCAAGCAGATGTAAAATCTTCTGATCAGGGTGCAGTGTTTGTGTTCAAATCAGCACACTTGGATAATATTTCTTATAGATTAAAACAAAGATTAATCAGCCACGAAAATTATGTCAATGAATATTTCGGTTCTGCTATCAGTATAAGTCCTGCAACAGAAAAAATAGTTGTTGGTGCAACCAATGCTAGTTTTAACCTGTTTACAATATATGATCAAGGGTCTACATCTTTTGATAATACAAACACCACATTCAGTTCCGACGAAGGTAATACAGGACAGGTCTATGTATTTGAAAGAAAAGATCAAACCTATCATCTAACAGAAAAATTATATGTACCAGATCTCCAAGACTGGGAATCATTTGGTTCTAGTGTAGACTGTATTGGCTCTGTAATAGCTGTAGGATCTCCTACCTATCGTGATACTGTGTATAGGATAGGTGTTAATTTTACAACCACTATTCTATTGGGTGCTAGCGGAAACAATGCACTTACAGTAGACGTAGTAATACAAGGCGGAGTAATTGTATCTGCTGTAGCTAAGGATTCTGGAGCTGGATATACTGTCAGTGACATGGACGATGCTACTGATGCTATTGAAATCAACGGATCTGCAGACAAAGCTCGTATTAAAGTACAGACAATGTCAGGTGGTACTATAACTAGTTTGTTTGTGGTTTACGGAGGCAGTGGATACACCGGCAGTGCAGAAGTCATTGAAACTGGCCAGGTTAGATTGTTTACTAAAGACACAACTAAAAATCCGTGGAACACCATTGCCTCTAGACAAGACCTAACTGATATAGAATTGTTTAAAAACATTTCAATGTACGATAATGAAAACAATGTAAAAATTTCAGACATTGAAATAGTTGATCATTACAAATTAAAAATACTAGGCGCAGCCGAACAAGAATTAAAGTTTAAAACTCTGTATGATCCTGCCACATATACCAACGGCACTAATCAACAAGAAGTTGATGAATCTCAGGCCTGGTTTGAAAAACATGTCGGAGAACTATGGTGGGACCTAAGTACAGCCAAATGGTTGCTGTATGAACAAGGAGATATTTCTTATCGAATCGGTAATTGGAATCAACTGGCCTACGGTGCAAGCATTGATGTATATGAATGGGTAGAATCAAAATATTTGCCTAGCAGATGGACTGTGTTGGCAGATACAACCGAAGGTCTTGCACAAGGAATTTCAGGCCAGCCGTTATACCCAGATAATACAGTGTATTCTGTAAAGATTTTAACTAATCCTTCAACAGGCGAAACTACAGATACAAAATATTATTATTGGGTCAAGAATAAAAATATAGTGCCAAAAAATGTTCCAGGCAGAAGAATCACGGCTTTGGATGTAAAGAGTTATATTGAAAACCCAATAGGCACAGGACAGCCTATACTGTCTCCAATAGCCGCAGATACCCTATTGGCGTTCAATTTTGAATCTTTAATTTCTTCAAATACCGCGTTGATTAATATTCAATATAGAAAAAATCTAAAAGCCTTAAATGCTATTCACAATGAATATCAGTTGTTGACTGAAGGCGTTGCAGACAGTCTTCCAACAGAAACTCTAGAAGCCAAATGGATAGACAGTTTAGTAGGGTACGATCTTGCTGGTAACATAGTACCGGACGCTGATATACCTATTAAGCAAAGATACGGTATAAGTTTTAGACCCCGTCAGGCAATGTTCAAAGATAGATTTGCTATTTTAAAAACAGTAATTATCAATATTAACTCAGTTTTAAAAACTCGAGCGTTTTCCGATACTTTAAATTTTATCAACCTTGGATCAGTTGATCCAGAACCGGCTACTGTATTAAATCAGTACGATGTACGTGTAGACACACTAACTGATCTTGCAGAAGTGGGAACAACAAGGGTAAAAAAAGCTGTATTAAGAGCCAATATTGTTGACGGAGAAATTGATACTATTGATATTGTTGATTCGGGATTTGGCTACAGGAATGCCCCATTTGTTAACATTGAAGGAAACGGACAAGGAGCCACAGCACGAGTAACCATTGACAGTCAAGGCAGAATAAATTCTGCTACTGTGTTGTCCAAAGGTCGCCGTTATACAGCTGCCGTAGCAGAAATAAGATATTTTTCTGTTCTAGTGGCTCAAGATAGTTCAATCAACAATTACTGGAGTATCTATTCCTGGGATGATATAAGAAAAACTTTCTTCAGAGCCAAGTCTCAGGCGTTTAATACTAACAACTATTGGGAATATATTGATTGGTGGCAAGACGGATATGGAGTGACTTCGAGAATAGTTAAAGAAATTACTGACCTTTATCAAGAGCCTGCAATATCTGTTAACGTAGGTGACCTAATACGTGTTCAAGAATTTGCCAATGGAGGCTGGGCAGTTTTAGAAAAAACTGAACCTACTCAAGGTAATATTTTAGATAATTACATTCTTGTTGGCAGAAAAAATGGTACTATTAATTTAATAATTGACGATCTAGTGTCTGTACAAAATATAGGATATGACAATGCTATTTCTTTTGATGCTAACGTTTATGATATAAATCCTACACAAGAACTGCGTAACATTTTGAGAGCAGCCAAGGAAGATATTTTTATTGAAGACCTTAGAGTAGAATGGAATAAATTATTCTTTACCAGTATTCGATATGCGTTTGTAGAACAACCATACATCGATTGGGCTTTTAAGACAAGTTTCTTAAACGCTACTCATAATGTTGGAGATTTAGAGCAAAAAATAAATTACAAAAATGATAATTTAGAAAACTTTCAAGAATACATAGAAGAAATCAAACCTTATAGAACCACAATTAGAGAATATATTTCCAAATACACAGATAGAGATACTTCGTATTCGGGAACTACTGACTTTGATTTACCTCCAGTATATTCAACTCAAGATGGAAAAATATTACCAATTAGATCAAACAGCGACAGATTTAGTAGCTATCCCTGGAAGTGGTGGAATGACAATAACGGATACGTTGTTACTGAAATTTCTGTATCTAACGGAGGTGCCGATTACACAGAAGTTCCTAGTGTGATAATTGAAGGCAACGGTACCGGAGCAACAGCTCAGGCATTTGTGGCCAATGGCAGTGTTGTAGCTGTAAAGGTTCTAAACAAAGGCCAAGGTTATACACAGGCTCCTAGTATCAGACTAGTTGGTGGCAACGGAACCAGTCAAAGCATTGCCAAGGCTGTGGCCATAATTGGTGAAACTGCGGTAAGAACATTTGACCTAACTGTGAAATTTGATAGGGTTGCTAAACAAGGAATATATCAAACATTTACAAAATCTGAAATTTTTACAGCCACAGGATTTTCTGCAGTGTTTCAATTACAGTATGCACCTAACAGAGATAAGAGCAAGATTTCAATAACTAAAAATAATCAAATTGTATTGAACAGTGAATATACAATCACGTTGTATACTTCCACAACAGATACGTACAGTTTGATCAAAGGTAAATTAATTTTTAATACAACTCCAGCTCCGGGTGATGTGATAGAAATAAACTATGAAAAGAATGTAGAATTATTTGATAGTATAAACAGAATCGAAAACTACTATGCACCTACTGAAGGAATGCGTGGCAATGAACTGGCACAGTTAATGACTGGTATCGACTTTGGTGGTGTTCAAATTCAAGGAACAACCTTTGATGTTACTGGCGGATGGGATGCTCTTCCTTGGTTCACTGACAGTTGGGACAGTGTAGAATCCAACAGTGATTTTTACTATGTGGCAGACGGAAGTACTATTGCAGTGACATTGCCATTTATTCCTGCGGCAGGAGAACAGATTTCTATATATTGGAAACCTTCAGGAACCAGAATTCCTGGCGATATACAAACACTTGGCAGCGCCACAAATCCACAGGTTATTACAGAATCAGGAATCACTGCTCTTAAAACAATTAGGGTAGATGATCCTAACTGGATTCAAAATTGGGACAGTTCAAACGCCACTAATCCCAACGCACAAATGCCTACATTTATAGGAGATGGCTCTACTAGAGTAGTTGAAATTGGTCAATATATCAGTGTAGAACCAGGCGATACCTTAATCTTCCGCAAGTTAGACAGCGACGGATCAGTGACCATTACCGATGTAAATCTTTTAGATACTAAATTGAGCGGCGGGTCTTTATCAAATATCAGCGGTGCGTATCAAACAGCCAACGGTCTTACAGCTGAAGAAATTATTATAGACGGTGATAAATTTATCAGTCCGGATCAAGTGCCAGCCCCTGAAGAAAACATTCCTGGTCAAGTGTTAGAAAGTGTAAGCATCAAAGTGTTCCATACCTATCCTCAAGGATCTGCCTTGATACAAAATACTATTGTATATTCAGATGGTGTAAAATTTAGATATGCTATAGGTATTGATATATTAGAAAATAATTCAGTGATTGTTTATATTAACAAAATCAAACAAGAACTTTATCAAGATTATACCATAGACTACGAAACCAACGAAGTGATATTTAACTATGTGCCGATCAGTGCCACTATAATTGAAATACTAGCATTTGGACTAGGCGGTATAAATTTATTAGACTATCAAGAATTTATTGCAGACGGTGCAACCTCATTATTTTTAACCAAAGCAATTTTCAGTCAAACTGCATCAATATTGGTCACAGTTAACGGTGATGCCGTTGACACTGGATTTCTAGACAGTGCTGATTTTACAGATACTCCAAATAAAACGTTGGTACAGTTTGGTATTGCTCCAGCGATCGATAGTGTGGTTAAGGTAGTATGCTTGGGTCCTGGCCTAGATACTGACTCAACCGGACAGAGTATAATTAGAGTTAATAATCAAACTATAGTCTACGACGGGTCAACTACTAGATTTGTAGTAGATAAATTTGTTAATTTGTCCAGAGCATCGGCTATATCTAACCTACTGATAAACATTAATGGACAACAGGTTAACGGCCCTGATACCGTGTTAACAGTCTACGACGGAACTAACAATCAAATTATCATTGGAGTAGATCCAATAAGATTCCCAGGCTCAATAACTTATCCTGATATTCAAGTATTTGTAAACAACACTCCAACAATTCAGGTAGTAGACTACACACTTAATTCTGGATCTAATATTATTACTGTGCGACCAGACATTCTAGATATAGGTGATGTTATTAGAATTGTTGTTACTGCATTTGCAGATTATCAAATAGACAGTGATGAAATTGTTTTTACAGATGCAATTATGGCCACCTTGGAAAACAACGATGACAGCACTACAAAAGATATAATTGAAATTGTTTGGTTTAGTGAATATCCTAGTATGGACATTGTAGCTGATCAATTTTCAGGAGGAAAGGTTCAGTATCAACTTTCTAGAACTCCTATAAATTCTAGTTATGTATGGGTCTATATAAACGGAGTAAGACAAACACAGGATCGTGATTTTAGTGTATCTCTGCCAAGAGGGGTAGTATATCTAAATGTTGAAACAACTATCGAAGATGCTGTAAAAATTGTTGAATTTGGCAATGACATTTATAAATTTCCTAGTGCATATGAAATTTATAAAGATATGTTGAACATATATCATTTTAAACGCTATAGTAGAAATGATGTTAAGCTAGCAATAGCATTGAATTATTATGATCAAAGCATCACAGTAATTAACGGTGATCAATTGTATGATCCAACTGATCGACCAGTGTCGGGTATTGTATACATCAATAATGAAAGAATAGAATATTTGCAAAAGTCTGGAAATGTACTTACACAACTTCGTAGAGGAAGTTTAGGAACTGCTATTGCGGCAATTCACGCAGAGGGTAGTTTTGTCACAGACAGCGGTCCTTTAGAAACTATTCCGTATAATGAAACACAACACCGATTGGATTTTGTCAGCGACGGCAGCACACTATTAGTTGGCCCTTTAGATTTTGTTCCTACACAGGGAACTAGAAGCTCATGGTACCGTGGAATTGACACTGTAACAGGTGGCCCTAACATTCCTGTAACCTACGGACCATGCGATCAACTAGAAATATTTGTAGCTGGCACTAGATTACGTAAAAACCCTGTCGATGTATTCGATGAAGATCTAGGACCCAATGGCAGCAAAGAAATAGAAGCAGAATTCAGTGTGGATGGAACAAGTCCTTACGTAAGGATAACTAAAGCAATACCAGCAGGTACACGCATCACTGTAATAAGAAAAACAGGAAGAACTTGGTATGATCGAGGTGTTACAACAGCATCGGCTGGAAAAACTCTACAGCAAAATGCCACCGCGATCAGCAATTTTATTTTACAAAAGACAACCATCATACCAGAATAAATACACTATGAATAATAATTTCAACGAGCTCGATATGCCCAACGAACAAAAACAACCAGAAAAAACACCTAACGAAAGTGGTGGATTCCACATCGAGGGACACATTAAAATATTTGATCCTGAAACAGGAGAGGTATTTCAAGATAAACGAAATGCCATCCATTATGAAAATATGAGTGTGGCCATGGTTAACAGTCTTAGCAATCAAGGGCAGGGCTGGATTTACCAAATGGTTTTTGGCAACGGCGGAACCACAGTAGACCCAACTGGACTGATCAGCTATCTAACACCAAACACTGTAGGAGTAAACACCAGTCTTTACAATCAAACCTATGCCAAAGTAGTGGACAAAAATGCCACAGAAAATACAGATCCTATTAGGAATAAAATGGAAATTAGGCACATAAGCGGAGCCACTTACAGTGACATTATTATTAGTTGTTTATTAGATTACGGCGAACCAGACGGACAGGATGCATTTGACAACAGTCAAGATATGAGTGGCAATTTTGTTTTTGATGAACTGGGTTTAAGATCTTATAGCGACAGCGGCACCGGCAAATTATTAACTCATGTGATTTTTCACCCTGTTCAAAAATCTCTAAACAGGCTATTACAAATTGATTATACGATTCGTGTACAGAGTTTAACTGGATTCACAGAGGTTTAATAAATGCCATATATTGTAAATTTTACCGATAACGAAAATAAGACACCGATCACGGTCTACGATAACACCTCAAATACAGATACCAGTTTGACATTTCCAGGAAGAAATGTTACCGGGTATGGTCAAACCATTGGTCAAAATTTCCTAGCTCTGTTAGAAAATTTTGCAGGTCCGGCCCAACCAGTCAACCCTATTGAAGGGCAGTTATGGTTCGACACCAACACAAGAACACTACAAATCTACGACGGTGTTGCTTGGAAAGCAGCCAGCGACATTCAAAAGAGTGTTGTAGCTCCTTCTGTTGAACAAAGTAAAGTTGGTGAACTTTGGGTAGACACTGTAAATCAACAACTATATGTTTTTTCCGGCACTGACTGGATTTTAGTTGGTCCTAATTTTTCAACAGGACTATTAAGTGGTCCTTTAGTTGAACAGATTATAGACACCAATAACGCTACCAAGGTAGTTTTAACTTTTTATGTAGAAGATAAACCGGTTGTAATTATTAGCAAAGACAGTTTTACCCCAAAAAATTCTATTACAGGATTCCTTGCAATTAGGTCCGGTGTGAATATGTCGGCTACAACAGATCTTGGACTAGGAGGATTCGCTCCTAAATTGTACGGAACAGCCACTTCAGCAGACGGATTAAATGTCAGTGGGGTAGTAATCGACAGTGGTAAATTCCTCAGATCGGATATTACAAATACCACTGAATTTGGATTGAACATAAGAAATAATTCAGGCATTAATATTGGAGTAGATAGTTCATTTAATCTTTCTAACTCAGCTACTTCTGCTAAAATCTATAATTCTTCAGCAGGCAGTAGCATTGATATTCAACTGAATTCTGACGGTATACCTAACACAGTGCTAAGAGTAATCGATAATAAAGTAGGAGTTAACAATCTTAGTCCACAAGAATCGTTGGACGTAATTGGTAACACTAAAATTAGTGGAAACTTAGTTGTTGATAGCACAGTAGGCACCACTAATCTCAGCAACGGCTCAATTAGAACTGCTGGAGGATTGGCAGTAACTAAGAATGCATTAATCGGCACAACTTTAGAAGTGGTCGGAACCACCATCGCAAGAAATATTGATCCAGCATTAAACGATACTTTTGAATTTGGCAGTGTTACTAAACGTTGGAAAACAATTAGGGCACAGACTATTATTGCAGAAACCGTAGAAGGAGTTCTAGGAGGAGACATCAGTGGCAATGCTGTCACTGCCACAAGTTTACAAAATACCACAGCATTTTCTATCACAGGAGACATAGCTTCAACAGCTCCAGTAACTTTTAACGGTAGCACCGGCGGTTATACAAAAACATTTAACACAACACTTTCTTCTTCTATTATCAGTAGTAAAGCAGAACCAAGTCCCAATAGATCTAAAACAGATGATTTTGTTTTGGTTTTTAGATCAAGTACCAGCGGATTACTTAAACAATCTAGAGATACATTCATAGCTGACCTAGGATTACCAATTGGTGCTATTCTTCCTTATGCAGGTTCCAGTGCTCCGTATGGATTTTTGTTCTGCGATGGCGGCGAAGTAGAAAGAGGAAAATTTTCTGATTTATACGATATTATTGGCACAACCTACAACGGCAATGATCCATTAGTTGGAGTTAATACTTTTAGAATTCCTGATCTAAGAGGTAGATTTGCTCTAGGAAGAGATAACATGGATAATGGTATTACAGTGCCTAACAGTACTGGTGGATATGTAGAAGGCGGTGGCGGAGTGGTAGGAAGAGTATCCGGAACTGAACCTCAGAATGTTGGTCAGTCCAGCGGTGCGTCGACTCAAACATTGTTGATTAGAAATCTCCCAGATCATGAACACGATATGGTAGGTAGTACAGGCGGTCAATATGCTGCTGTAAAGTTAGATACTGCTTTACCAACTGATTTCGGTGCATTTTTAGATGCAGGACCAACAGCAGCAGGTAAATTTAATTATCTTCCTAATTCGGGAGGTATCAAAACCACAAGTCCGTTAAGTGACGCATTTTCATTGATGAATCCGTTCCTAACTATAAACTACATTATTAGGTCAGGACCACCTGCATTCTAAAGGATAAAAAATGGCGTATTCGATTAATAAAACAGACGGGACATTATTAGCTACTGTAGCTGATGGTCAAGTTGATGACTTAACAACTGACATTACCTTGATAGGAAAAAATTACAGTGGCTTTGGTGAATCGTTAAATGAAAATTTTATAAAACTTTTAGAAAATTTTGCAAGCACTAGTAGACCTGAGAACCCAATTAGAGGTCAAATATGGTATGATGCCAGCGAAGCAAAACTAAAAGTTTACACTGGCACAGGATTTGTTCCAGTAAGCTCGGCTAGTATTTCAAATTCTCAACCGGCCCAACCAGGCGCCGGAGATCTATGGTTTAACAACATTAGCAAACAATTATACTTCTATGACGGCGTTGGCTTTATTTTGCTTGGTCCTGCTTATTCTCAGGCACAAGGACTTAGTGGATTCAAAGTTGAAACAATTTTAGATTCGTTAAATGCATCACGAGTTGTTACATATCTATATGACAACGGTGTTTTATTAGGTATTTTTTCTAAAGATACATTTACACCAAAATTAAATATTGAAGGTTTTAGTGGAAGCATTATTCCAGGATTTAATGCAGGCACACTAGCAGGCATAAAATTCAATGTTACAGCAACCAACGCAGATCGACTTGATAATGTTACTGCATCTCTTTATGCTCGGCGCGATCAAGCAAACAATTTTGCAGAACCGTTAATTATTACCAACAACAGCGGACTTAATGTAGGAGTTGGTACCGAGGGAGCATTCAACGTTGCTGCCGGTAATGTAAGATTATACAACACAGCTTCGAATAAAAATCTCAGTTTTGCTGTGCAAAAAGGAGTTGTGAGTGAAACAGCAGTTAATATTATCGCTCCAACTCGAGAAGTAAAAATTTATGATGGATTCACTGACAGCTTAACAACAGTTGGTGGTAATCTTACAGTGGTAGGCGATCTTGTGGTTCAAGGAAATACTACCACGATTAATACAAATGTACTTACTATCGAAGACAAAAATATTGTGTTGGCAGCCACAGGTGACAGTTCAGCAGGAACTGATGTAAATGCAGACGGCGGCGGTATCATACTGCGAGGAACTACAGATCACGAATTTTTGTGGAACGGCCCTCAAACTTCATGGGATAGCACTGAACATATCAATCTAGTTACAGGTAAAGCATATAAAATTAATGGTAATGAAGTAATAACGGCAACACAATGTTTTTCAAGTTCTTTTCCTAATTTAAACAATGTAGGAACTTTAATAAATTTGTCAGTAGACAACGTTTTTATAGACAATCAAAGAATATCTACCACAAGTTCTAACGATCTAGAACTAGCACCAGATGGTAGTGGAAATATTGTATTAATTGGTTCTCCGTTGCTGACAGGATTGATTACTACTAGTCAAAATTCACCTGTACAAACCACTGAAAATACTGGATCAATTGGCACTGCATTGGGTGCTACTGAATTATCTGAAGCTACAAACAAGAAATATGTTTTGAATGTGGTAAGAACTCGATCGCTAGTATTCAGTATAGATATATCAGATTTTCCAACAGATGGCGACATTGCTATAATTTTAACAAGTTTAGCTCCTGTAAACGAATACGAAAACGGCACATTAGCTAGGATTTTGTGTACAAGACTGTCAAATATAAGTTCTACTGCTACTACCAGTCTCGGAGCGCCATCTACTGCTGAATTTGTCACTCCAACAGGTACAGCATTTGCTATAACAAATCAAACAATTGTAAGTCCTATTACTATTGGTGCACAACCTATCAGCGTTTTTAGAACTGTTAAAACTTTTATACTACAGGCAGGTGTCTGGACATTTAGCTCTTAAGTTAAATACATAAGGAGCGAATCAATGCCATACATCATAAACAAATATAACGGGTCAGAACTTGTTGTTCTTCAAGACGGAACTTTAGATACTTCTACAAGTATTGGTTTACTTGGTAGAAATTATGTGGGCTACGGTGAAGTACAGAACGAAAATTTTCTATTTCTTTTAGAAAATTTTGCTGGAACAAATCCTCCTGCTCGTGCTGTAGAAGGGCAAACCTGGTACGACAGCGTCAACAACAAATTAAATACCTATGATGGAACCAATTGGGTGCCTGTTGGGGCTGCTACAGCTTCAGAAAATGCACCATCCGGCCCAACTGAAGGTGCTCTTTGGTTTAAAATATCAACCAAACAATTGTATGTTTATTCTAATATATCGGGATGGATACTTGTAGGACCTGAGGGAGTATCTGGTTTTGGTGAAACAAGAATCAAAGCAGCAATTTTAAGAGATATTAACAGTGTTAATCATGCAGTATTATTAGTATTAGTTAATGATGAAGTATTGTCTATCCACAGTTCAGATACTTTTACAATCAATGCGTTGGATGCCATTACGGGATTTAATGAATTACAAAAAGGTGTCACTCTTTCAACAAACACTGTAATTGCTGGTAGTGTTTTGGGTAATTCGACCACCGCAACAAGGTTACAGACCGGAAGATTTATCAACGGTGCATACTTTGATGGCAATAATGACATTACCATTACTTCTAATACTTCTGCTATTCTTACCAGAGGTACATATTTAACAGGTAATAATTTCAACGGTAGCACTGCTACTACTTGGGAAGTAGATGCATCGTCAGCAAACACTATAGGTAAGGTTGTAGCTAGAGATAGCACCGGTAGTTTTGCTGGTGGAACAATCACAGCTGATCAATTTATAGGTCCTTTGATAGGCAATGTTACTGCAATATCTGGTACCAGTACATTTTACAGTCTTGTAGCTAACAACATACAAGGGTTTACATTCAGCGGACTTGCAGCACAGGCCAGCACGTTAGCGCCCGGAAGAGCCATTAACGGTGTGCAGTTTAACGGATCGCAAGATATCATAGTCACAGCCGCAGCCGGTACTTTGAGTGGAGCAACATTGGCTTCTGGAGTAATAAATTCTTCATTGACCTCAGTGGGAACATTGGCAGGGGTCTCAGTTACAGATACGGGAGCAACAATAGGAGATGCAGGAGAAATACATTTGTTTATAAATGGCAACGCTCCTACTCTAGCTATTACTAACGGTCTAGGATTTGCAATCACTATCAATGATGCGTTTCAAACTGGAGATGAAGCAAGTTTTGAATTTATCAGCAGTTCAGTGGCTCTAGCAAACGGCGGCACATCAGATCCTACTTTTGTAGGAGATGCTAATAGTAAATGCAATATAGGACTACCAGGACGAACGTTTGGCAGCGTATATGCAGATATTTTTAACGGTGTTGCTACCAGCGCACAATATGCTGACCTAGCTGAAAATTACATAGCAGACGCAGAATATGCCCCGGGCACATTGTTGGAATTTGGTGGAGAATTTGAAGTTACACTTGCACAAGATGGTACTAACAGAGTAGCCGGAGTTGTTACTACAAATCCTGCTTATTTGATGAATAGTAACTGTCAAGGCACATATGTGGCAGCTGTAGCATTACAGGGAAGAACACCCTGTAAAGTTAAAGGCCCGATAAGAAAGGGTGATATGTTGATCAGCGGAGGAAACGGTTTTGCTAGAACTAGTCAAACTCCACAAATGGGCACTGTAATAGGCAAAGCACTTGGTGATTTTGACGGGCAAGAAGGTGTAATCGAAGTTGCTGTGGGTAGATTATAATAAATCTACTCAGATAAATAATAGAATAATATTGGAGTAGATTGATGGCATATCAAGTAGACAGATTTAATGGCACGTTTTTAGTCTCAGTAGAAGACGGTACCATTGATACCACTACTGATCTACGCTTCTTAGGTAAAAATTACGCAGGCTATGGCGAAGTACAGAACGAAAATTTCTTACACCTTTTAGAGAATTTTGCCAATACTTCTGCTCCACCAAGAGCTGTACTAGGTCAAGTTTGGTACGACAGTGCAAACAAAAAGATTAAATTTTATGATGGATCTAGATTTAGAACATCTGGCGGATCTGAAGTTAGTGCAACAGCACCTTCTGGACTTGTTGCAGGAGATTTTTGGTTAGATACTACTACTGAACAATTGTATGTATCTAATGGCACTTCCTTTGTGCTAGTAGGACCTCAAATTGCAGAGGATCCCGGCGCTACCGCTGTAGAAGTAGTAGTTGTTAAAGATACTAGTAATGTAAATCACACAATTATTAAATTCACTGTCAGCAGCGATACGCAATATATAATGAGCAAGACTGCGTTTACGTTGAATCCGTTAGTAAACCCTATTACCGGTTTTAGTGAAATCAAGAAAGGTCTTACTTTAATCAATACTCCGTCTACCGGAGTAACTACAGATGATCATATTCATTGGGGCACAGCTTCAAATGCAGCTAAACTAGGAGGATTTGCAGCCAATGAATATCTAAGAAATACCAATGCACTGTTTCCAAACGGTGCTAAGTTTTATGATGTTGGTTACACTTTGGGTGATACTGATGATTTAAAAGTGTTTGTCGAATCCGGTGATCAACCTATTATTTCTAATCAATTAGGATCTTCTGGATCTCAAACAATCACAGTAAGAATTGTGACATCTGGCGGCGATAGAGACTATATATTTGGTGCAGATGCCATTTACCCAGAAACAAACAATGCAAGAAATCTAGGTGCTACTTCTTCAAGATGGGCCACAGTGTTTGCCACTACATTTAATGGCGCACTCACTGGCAACGTTACTGGTAATGTGACTGGCAACGTTACTGGTAATGTGACTGGGTCAGTTAACGGATCGTTGACTGGTAATATAATTTCGTCCACAGGAGTTACTGTATTAAATTCTGGCGCAGGCGCAGGCACAGCAGTATATGTAGGATCGGTTAACGGAACTGCTAGTAACGCTTTGCAATTAAACAGTAAAACTCAAGATGCTACTGCCACTGCTGATACCATTGCTCTTCGAGATGCTAGCGGTAATCTAGTAGCCAATCAATTCACAGGTACTGCTACTCAGGCAAACACATTGTTGTGGAACGGCTCGTATAGAACAGCAGCTAGTACTTCAACAGCTAACACAGTTGTAATTAGAGATGCAAGTTCTAATATATATTGTAATGTTTTAAACGGAACTGCTACTTCAGCACAGTACGCTGATCTTGCAGAAAAATATCTCGCAGATCAAGAATACGATACTGGAACAGTAGTAGTTGTAGGTGGAGAAAAAGAAGTCACTGCCAGCACCTGGGGTAAACGTGCCATTGGCGTAGTCAGTGCTAATCCTGCATTTATGATGAATCGAGATCTAGAAGGCGGCACTTACATTGCCCTTAAAGGCAGAGTTCCAGTAAAAATAATAGGATCGGTTAAAAAGGGAGACAATCTAATAGCAGCCAATGACGGGTGTGCTTCTGTAGCAGTTCACCATTCTAGTGAAGTGTTTGCAGTTGCATTAGAATCTAATAGCAATACAAGTGTAAAACTTGTTGAAGCTGTAATATTGTAAGGATTTAAAATGGCCGCAGGTACAGGATTAATAATTGAAGCAGTAGACTATAATACAATAAGAACAAAAATTATTGGTATTATGGGAACAGGGGCTGGCCAATCAGGCTACGGCCAAACACTGCTGAGTTCTCCTGTGGCCTTTGGCAATACAGTAACAAAAGCACAATGGGACAATTTGAGATTTGACATATTTAATGCTAGACTTCATCAAGATGGAGTATCACCGACAATTGTTACTGCTACCTCAGGACAACCTGTACGATACGGGGCAGGGCATCCCAACAATCAATATAACACTCAAGCAGATACCGCAATTGCAAATAAATTTAATATAGGTACCGGTCAATTTGTTATTGAGTCAGCTACGTCGGCTACTCGAACCACAGCATGGAATTCCAGTCTTACAGCAACAGTGACAGTAACCTTTGCTACCGCTGATCAAGCTCGTCACTTTTTTAACAGCGGCAGTAAGGTAAGATGTTCAAGTTCTAGAACAGGCGGCACAGCAAGCCCGCAAAATTCTTCATGGTCAAACATATTAGATTCCGCTGGAACCGTGGCGTTTGGCGGAAACACCGCAGTATTAAATTTTTACAATTTAACAAATAGTTACCAAACATTTTTTACTTTGAGCTCAAGTGCCCCGTATACATCAAATCAATATAGAATTGAAGTGGTTTCTAACGTGGCCGATAATAGCATAGGCGGAGCCACTACTTTAACTTTTAGAGTCACTTACACTGATACCTATACATATGGTGGCGGCGGCAGCCCAAGTTTTCCAGATAATGTTGATGGTACATTAATTCTTACTGTGGATGAATTAAGAGCATCCGGCACACTACAACCATTAGGCACCGGCCCATTTGTTATAACAAGACCTGGTTACTCCATCTCTGGTATATCTGGCTCTTAACACCCGTATAAATAGTCTTATGAAAAGGATTAAGGACTACAATGGCTGTTAATGATCTTATAAAGACCACAGACTACAATAATTTACGTGCTAACATAATTGATATTATTGGCAACGGTTCTGCTACCTATGGGTACGGTCAAACTCTACAAAGTTCAGCCAAAGTCAATCATGAAAAAATCAGTCAAACTGACTGGGATCTTTTAAGATTTGATATTGTTAATTCTCGAACACACCAAGATGGAGTAGCGCCAACAATTACTGATATTAACGAAGGCCAGATTCTTTCTTTTACCAATAATACACAGTACAGTGGCCTAATCACTACCGCTGTAGCAAATAGATTCAACATAGGTTCGGGTAGATTTTTAACAGAAAGTGCAGTAAGTTCTACTAGATCCACACCATGGAATACTTTAGTTGTGTGTGAAATCACAGCAACTTTTGCCAACGCCGATTTATGTCGTTGGTTCTTTAATAGTGGTGGACAGATTAGAATTCAATCTTCAAGAATCGACGGAGCCGCTACTGCTCAAAACAGTGATTGGTCTAATTTAACTACCTCCGCTGGAATGCAGGCATTCGGAAGCCAAACCCCATCGGCTGGATTTAGTCCAATGAACGGTCAAAATTTTTATAGATTAACAAACTCTTATCAAAATTTTTACACGTTATCCTCATCCGCTCCATATTCGGCAAATAGTTATAATTTAGATGCTAAATGCGATGTTGCAGATAATTCTGCTGGCACAGCTACCACTGTGTTTATTCGAGTTAGATTTATTGACAATTACACTGATCCAGGATCTCCTGCACCAGGCGATGACGTTGACGGAACATTAACAGTCACAGTTACTGAAAAAAGAGCCACGGGATCTTTAGTTCCGTCTGGGACTTTTACCATCACTAGACCCACATATTCAATTACCGCAATCGGCGGAACATAATTTTTCATCAACAACAGCAGCATATAAATAATATGCTACTATAACTGAGGATGATTATGGACGACCGTTTACAAACTGCATTGGATTTTTCCAAGTATCGCCAAACACTTGCAATACAAAGAAGGCTTTTAAAAGAAAAACTACAAGCTAAATTAACCTATGGTGCCGGCGGCGGCATTTTTCATATCGACCACTCTTTAATTTCTTTTGTTCAATTATGTATTGATCAGGGTAGAGTGTCTGGTATCCCATTAATTGATGCCAACGAAAATCCTGTACTCATTGACGACTTAGTAAAATTTCGAGATGAAATTTTTGACAGATATTTTTCAGCCAGCTTTGAATATATGAGCGAATATGAAAAAATTAAAAAAAGTAGAACAGTTGAAAAATTAGTAGATTTATGAAAAACGGAATATTAATATTTGCACATAATAGCAGAGATATTGATTATGCCTTAATGTCGTTGATATCTGCAAAATTTGCAAAAACAAACTTGCAAGTCCCAGTGTCGTTGGTAGTTGATAAGTCTACAGTAGAATGGATGCAGACTTCCTATATCTATAATCTTTCTCAAGAAATTTTTGATAAAATTATAGAAATTGAAAAACCTGTTACTCAAAATATTCGAGTACTGAACGATGGATACACTTCTAAAACCGTTCCTTTTGTAAATTCAAATAGAGCTTCAGTTTGGGATCTTACACCATATCACAGAACATTGTTAATAGATAGTGATTTTTTAATTATGTCAGATAGATTAAATCAATACTGGGATGCTAATACTGATGTGATGTTATCTCCATCTATGCAAGATGTTAGAGGAGATAGAAAAGGTATTTTAGATTCTTGGGTTTCTGAAACTGGAATTCCGCTATACTGGGCAACCACAGTGATGTTTACTAAAAATAATGAATCTAAAATATTTTTTGATCTAGTAGATGTTATTCGCACAAATTATAATTATTTTGCAGATTTGTTTAGATTTAATCCTAAACAATATAGAAATGACATTGCTTTTAGCATAGCAAAACATATGCTTAATGGATTTGACACAGGAGCTGAAAATCTCCCTCCAATATTAACACTGTTAGATAAAGATCTAATTCATTCTGTTAGTAACAATCAATTGCGTGTTTACCTAAATGACAGTATGAGCGAAGACCACGTAGTCATTGCATCTATTAAAGATTTGGATGTTCATGTAATGAATAAACAAAGCATAATCAGAAATGCAAAAGAATTTTTGGAGATACTATGACTTTTGGATACCTCATTGTAGTTTCTAAAAACGATTCAGTTGACTATTTAAAATTAGCCTACGCTCTAGCACTAAGTATTAAAAATACTCAACCAAAAGGATTTGATAAAGTAGCGTTGGTAACTGATAATATTGAAGACGTTAAAAAATTAAAAAGTTCTTGGGTGTTTAACGAAATTATTGAATGGAATCAAGAAACTTTTTGGGACGGTCGAAGTTGGATGGATAAATTGAGCCCGTGGGATCATACCATATGCTTAGATGCAGACATGTTGTTTTTTAGAGACTACAGTCATTGGGTTAAATACTTTATTGAGAACTCTGAATTATATATTCCCAACAAGGCATATACTTATCGCGGAGAGACTGTAAAAGATTCATATTATAGAAAAACATTCGAACATAACGATCTCCCCAATTTATATTCTTTTTACACATTCTTTAAAAAAGATTCTAAACTATCCGAAGAATTTTTTTCATTAGGTAGACATATTTTAAAAAATCCCAATGAATTTAAAAATTTATTCTTAGGGAATTATATTCCAAAAGTAGTAGGTACTGACGAAGCATTTAGTTTAGCTACAAAAATTTTAGACATTCAAGATGATATCAGCTATAATTTAGAATTTCCTAGAGTAGTACATCTAAAACCAATGATACAAAATTGGCCTTGGCCTGCTGACAAAGTCTCTGATCATG